TATTTTTAGAGAAATCTCTAGAAATTAATTTGTCTACATTACATAATTGGTAGTAGACATCTGGTGTAACGACAACATATCTGTCGGATGTTGGTACATCATTTTCGTCTAGTTTCTGATTTGCGTCAAATACTGAAGCGATTAAACTTTCTGCATTTGTTTTTGCGTCTGCATCAGTAATTTCATAACCACCATTACCGCCAGTTATAGTAGCACTTGCTTGACTAGCTAGTACCATTAACTGAACTAAATGTTGGTCGACCTTGTTACTTAATGCTCTGCCCATTTCATTACTATAAATGCTTCTAGCATCGAAATGATTTTTTAATTCATCTATTTCTGCTATGAACGCATGTGAAATCAACATATCGTCTATATTGATTATTCTTTCGTTGTGATTTACCGCAGTCCCAAGAATTTCATTTCCTGCTGTGTGGTAACTTGATGCGATTGTTCCTGTAACAGGAAAAGTCGCACTTTTGCCTGAACCTATAGTTCTAACAGTAGTCATATCAAGCATTTTGTTCTCTCGACCAAAACTTGCTAATACTTCCCCTGAGAATACTTTTAGGAACAAAGCATCATAAGATGTGCCAGTATCATTTACTAGACCCAGTCTTGATGTGTTTGCGTTTGACATAATGTATATCTCCTTTTTGTCAAATTGTTTAACAAATACCTATTAGTGATTTGGGAAAGTTGTCAGTCGTAACTGGCTTCTTAGTTTCTCAAATAGTCACCTCTCTAATGAGAGATGATGACTTACTTACTTTTTCTTCTATCTTGTCTAATTTGTTTTCTAGTTCTTCCTTTTCTTTTATGCTTATTCATTGTGGAAGTGATTGCTTTTTTACCTAGTGAAGTACCTTTATAAGTTTTTTTATAATTAACAACCGCACCATACTTCGGTTTAGCCATTACTTCTTTTTAATATTTCTAAGTGTGGACATTCCAAAACTTCCACTAAAAACTATCAAAACTGACCACCAAAATTCAGTAGGTGCAGATTTTAAAATTTCAAAACCTTTAATCATTGAAGGTTGAGTTATAGGTAAGAATGTGCAAATCAAGATGCCACTTACAAGGATGGTTAAAATCTCATCCTTAATTGAATGTTGTTGTTGTCTTATTTGTTCAACACTAACAGTTTTAACTGCTTCAATCTCTTTAGCTTTTATTATTTTATCTTTTTCAATTTTATGCTGAATACCACCAATAATTTTTTGACCTATAATTCTTGTTAAAGGATTTTTAAGTATTGGTAATAAAAAATTCAACATTAATGATTGTCTGCTCTATTTCTTGATTTAGTTCTTATTCTTAAATTAGACCTTGCATTGTTTCGTGGATTTTTATCTTTATGGTCTATATCTTTTCCCCTAACTGCTTTAACTCCCAGTTTTCTTCTCATTAATATTCTTGCAAGATTACGACTTGACCTGTTTTTTCTTTGTTCAGGTTTAGAATGATAATTTCTATATTCTCTTGCGTAATCTCTCATGCTTTTAATGTTGCTCTATTAGTTGAAGAATTATAAGTGTATGCCGATTTAGGTTTTCCACTTATTTTTGATGCTCTATTTTTTGCTCTTTCAGAAGGTGTCATATTTCCCCTTTGATTACCTTTTGCAGAAGCAGTTTTAGTTCCTATTTTTAAATTTTTAGACCTTTGCAAACTAGATATTGCGATTGCATAAGCTGCAGATTTACTTTTTCCTTTAGCAATTAATTGTGAAACAAGTCTATCTAATATT